ATGAAGAACGAGTTCGCCTCCCGGAATGACCTGGAGGCTCGCTACGTCATCAATCTTGACGATCTTGCTGCTGCGCAGCAGTTCGCACGAATCTAAGGAGGTGAGCGAGTGAGCGATTACGCAAAGCGCTTCGATGCGATCCGCAGACGGAACGCGGAACGCGATAAGCGAATGCGTGAAGTCGCGCTCATTCGCGCCGGACACGCCGAGCAAGTTTTCCCCGGCCTGTTCCCCGACGGCATGTGGTCGCGTCCCATCGTGGCGAACCTGATCGACGTTGTTGCCAAGGATCTGTCTGAGCAGATTGGCGTCATTCCCTCGATTAGTGCCGCTGGTGACTCCGCGCTAGAGGATTCGGCTCGCACCAAGGCCGATAAGCGCACCAAGATCGCCAATTACTATATCTCTTCTTCCCGTTTGGGTGTGAATCTGATTCGCGCCGCCGATCAGTTGGTTACCTACGGGTTCGTGCCACTGCGCGTGGAGCCGAACTTCAAGGAAACGCGACCCCATATCCATGTGGAGTCCTGCGAAGGTGCCTACTTCGACATTGATCGTTTCGGCAATGTGCTCGCATATGCGCACCTGTTCCGCCGCAAGGCTGGTGACTTGGCTGCGATGTTCCCCGAGCAGGCGGACAAGATCCTCAAGCGGGGAATGTTTGGTTCCACCGATGAATCCAACTTTCTCGAAGTTGTGCGGTGGTACGACGACAAGACCAGCGCCATGTTCCTGCCCGAGCGCGAGGGGCTCATGCTGGCGCAAACCTCGAACCCGTTGGGGCGCGTCCCGGTGGCTATCGCGCAGCGACCCACCCTCGATGGCGAACTGCGTGGGCAGTTCGACGACGTTCTTCCCGTGTACGCGGCAAAGGCGCGACTTGCCCTGCTGATGATGGAAGCCACGCAGAAGTCGGTTGAGGCTCCGCTGGCTATTCCGCAGGACGTGACACAACTGAGCATTGGTCCCGATGCTGTCATCCGTTCCAACTCTCCCGAGAAGATTCGCCGGATTCCTCTCGACGTTCCGCAGTATTCCTTCGCAGAGAACAACATTCTTTCCGAGGAACTGAAGTTCGGAACTCGATTCCCTGAGGCCCGTGCGGGTCAGATGGATTCCTCCATCGTCACCGGCCAGGGTGTCAAGGCGCTGATGGCTGGCTTCGATGGCCAGATCAAGACCGCACAATCTATTCTTGGCGATGCGCTAGGTGAGTCGCTGAGTCTCGCGCTCGCCACAGACGAGGCGTACTTCGGCGACGTTCAACGCGAGGTGTCGGGTAGCGCAAACGGCGTCCCGTACAAGTTGAAGTATCGCCCGTCCTCCGACATCGACGGAAACTACGGGCTCAACGTCGAATACGGCCTGATGGCTGGACTCGACCCCAACCGTGCACTGGTGTTTGCCCTGCAAGCACGCGGTGACAAGTTGATCTCCCGAGGATTTACTCGCCGCAACCTTCCGATCACCATGAACGCTGCCGAAGAAGAGCGCGCGATTGACATGGAAGAGATGCGCGATGCGCTGAAGGCCGGTGTCGCCTCACTTGCTGCTGCGGTTCCGCAGATGGTGACGCAAGGGCAAGACCCCCTGGAGATCATCGAGAAGATGGCAACGGTCATTGCCGAACGCAAGAAGGGAACACCGCTCGAAGATGCGGTAGCCAAGGCGTTCGAGAAGAAGGAAGAACCCCAACCAGATCCGGCAGCGGACCCGTTGGGTATGGGCGGAATGCAGCCCGAAATGCAAGGTGGGGGAGAACTGCCCGGTATGGAGCAGGGACCACCGCCGATGCAGCAACTACTTGCCGGACTTACCGGGTCAGGCAATCCCGTACTTGCTGGCCGAGTGGTCCGGCAAGTCCCCGCATAAGGAGAAACACATGGGAATGGGCAAGCAGGGTAAGCCGGGTAAGGCTCCCGTTGGTCAGGCCATCATGGGCAAGAAGCCCGGTGGTGGCGTTGTCGGTGGCGGTCAGGTCCACAACGGCTCGCAGCCGAAGGGCGTGGGCGCTGGTGGAAAGAAACTGAAGTAGTCATGGGCGACTACGCGAAGCGCATGGGCATCAAGGCCAGGCGCAACAAGAGGAACGCCAAGAAAGAAATTCTTAAAGACGACGCTCGCGGATTCCGCGCTCGCGTAGCCAACGCCAAGCGCATCAAGGGTGAAACAACCGCCAAGAAAGTGGCGAGGGGCTTCGCAAAGAACCCCGGTGACCTTGGCAAGTTGATCGAGAGCCAGCAGAAGAAGAAGCCGTACTAGTGCCTGACAATAAGCCAGCCGCTTATGGCAAGAACGCTGTTGGACGACCACGCACCAAGGGTCGCGCCAAGGCGCTCAAGACTGACAACGATCCGCGACTTCTCGCGGCTCGTGTACGTCACGCATCTCGGGACGCCTCGAACTCAATGCGCTATGCAAACCCAGAGATCGTTGAGGCAGGCGTAGGTTCCGCCCTTCGTGGCCTTATCAAGTTGGCAACACGCAGCAAGTACCCCAAGTTCGCTCCAAAGAAGGCGAGCCTGGAGGACAAGATCAAGTACCGCGAGACTCGCGCGAAGGAACTGAAGGCCGCTCGCGACAAGCGCAATGCCAAGGTGCAGGCGAGGAAAGACAAGCGCATCGCGAAGTGGCGCGCAAAGCAGGACAAGAAGCCAGCCTGGGCCAAGCCGAAGAGCACTAAGCCTTCTTACATGCGCGACCGTGAGGAAACTATTGCGGCGAACAAGGCGTACCGCGACCGCGCTGCTCGTATCCATGAACAGAAGTACCAGGATGCGCGCGCGAAAGCGGCTAAGGATGCAGAAGCGGTAGAGCGCATCAGGTTCCGTGCGATGCAGGATCGCAAACCGAAGGGCAGCGGAACCCCACGCGGATACCGACGCGGTTACTAGAGTTCTAGGAAGCAACTAATGCCAAGAGGCACCCCGCGCAGACGCGGCACCAAGACCAACCCAGGTACACCCGTTCGCAGAGTGCAAGATCCATTCAACCCAATGATTAGTTATTGGGTGGATGCCAATGGAAACCGCACCTCTTCGCCCAAGGGAACCGGGTCCAGGGTCAACTTGCCAGGAACACGGCAGTTCACCTCGATGTCTGCTGCCACCACTCCAGAAAAACTTTTGGAAGCGGAAACTTGGCGCAAGGGCTTCTCCGCAGCAGTGGAATCACTGACCGGCATTTCCGGCGACAACTCCGCTGCCATGAACGCCGCCCTCGCGGCAATGGCTGTTGCCCCCGTGCCTGGACCTGTCAAGCGAGGTGCTGCTGCTGCTGGCAAGGCTGTTGCTAGTCGCGTCACCGGCAAAGGCTCCAAGGGTCTAACGCAAACCGTTGGCGAGGCTGTTGGTGAAGCGGGTCAGAAGGCCGCAGCCGAAGCGGCTGGCGCACGGACTCCGAAGCCAGCAACGGGAACGTCAACGGTGAAGGCCCCCAAGACAAAGCCGTCTGCGGAACCGCCGAAGAAGTCGTCGTACAAGCACGCTTCTTCGCACTCTCGCGCAGTTTCCGCTTGGCAGAAGAAGGTTGACGCCTGGAACAAGGCGAACCCGAACGACAAGGTTCGGATCGCCACAGCGGATAAGCCGCAACCGGGTAAGGGTAAGGGTGCTACCGACACTGATCGGCAGATGATTCAGGCCGATTCGGCCAAGACTTCTGCCGAGAAGGACACCATTGCTTCGGGCAAGTCTCGTACATCTGCGGATCGTGCAGCAGAGCGCAAGGCAGCCGAGCGTGCTGAAACCGATCTGACCGATGTTGAGTTTGAGCAGGTTCTCGACTTTGTTACTCGACTGCGCAAGAGCCGAGTACCCGGCAAGAACTACAAGGGCAGGGGTAAGAGCAAAAAGGCGCAAGCCGACGACATCCTGGCAACGATGCGCACTCGCTTGCGCGAGCGCGATGCTGGAACAGATCGGCTGGCTGGACTTGGTACGGGTGACGGCGCTCCTGCCGGAGTCAGGAATCCGCAGCGGTTTACTGACCCGACGGACATCCAGGCAGCACGGGCAACCGCTCAAGCCGACCGCTTTACCGAGGTAACTGGTCGCAAATTTCCAGGCTCAGATGACGCCGTTCGGCGTGAGGGTGAGCGTGTTGCTCCGGGTTTCGCCAAGCCTAAGAAGGGCTCTGCCGAGGCTCGTCGTCAGCAGCAGGCGCAAGCCGAAGCGCAAGTAGATAAGCAGAATGACCGCACACGGAACTTGATGGACGGCAATCGTCTGTCGGGTGAGCCGGGGTCGAATCGTCGTGCACCGAGCAATCCGCGTGGGCCGGACTACAACCCGAGCAGTAACGCTGATACCGCGTTCAACAACTACTCACGCCCACAGCCAGGACTTCGGACTACGGCTGACGCAGCAGAGCAGAACGCTCGCATGGGAATGCGAGATGGCTCAGTCACGCCTGGGCGCATCACCTCACCACAACCAGAACTAGGTCCACGAGCCCGTCCTGTTGTTGGCAAAGAAACTGGCGATATGCGCCAGTTTGATATGGGAACCAGGGGTGGCGAACCGCGCAACCCACCAGGAACCCTGGTCACCGGACCAGATACGCCACCCTCGATGTGGCGAGATCCACGGGACTACCCACCGTTGCCTGGAAGTCGCCGTCCACAGCAATCACGGCCACGAGAATTCAACGACGTAAGGTTCGAGGAACCCTCGACCCCGGCGACCCCCGCCACACCGGCAGCAAAGCCATCGGGCCGCAAAGGGGGAGGAAAGCCCAAGCAGCAAGAATCCAACGTCGACCCGAACTCGGTGGAAGCAGTACGCGCACGGAACTACGAGCGCTACCGCGAACTAGAGCGTCAGGGAATCCTGGAGCCTGGGGACGCAGACAAGATTATGTCTGGCGGCAAGGGTGCCAAGAAGGTCAATGAGAAAACCCCAACCCAAGAACAGCGTGATGCTGGAATAAAGCCGGGTAGGCAGACCAAGAAGGCAAACAAGAAGGCCGAGCGGGAAGCCGAGGGTAAGGGTATTCGTGGTCGGTTGACACGAAGAAATGTTCTTGGCGGTGGCGCTGTCGGCTTAGGCACAACCGCAGCGGTTATGGGATTGGGTTGGGTGACTAGTGGGGACAACAACCGACCCGTCATAATTCCCGGTAGAGAGTTTGACTCCAAGAACTCTGCTCGCCTGGGAACCGCTCGCCCAACCTCCACTGGTCGCACGAAGATGATCTTGCGCGATAAGTATGGACGCAAGATTACGCGCGACGAGTTCAATCGTCGTGAGGCTTTCCGCGCTTCCCTTCAGGGCATGAGTGCTTCCGAAAGGAAACAGGCGCGCAGGGCAGAAATGAAGCGACGCAGAACTTTCCGTAGTGCATTCGGCAAGGGAACCGAGTGGAATGTGAAGTCACGCAACATCGGTGGCGGAGGTTCCACGGCGCGAGTCCTCGACTCCGATGCACGAGCAGCACTTCGATAGGGGTTATTCATGGCACCGCAAGGTGGATACCGAGCACCGCGAAATCCAGCGGTGGTGAGTGGGCCGGGAAGTCTTTCGCAAAGAACTGACGGTCAACCACGAGCACAACTCCCGAACGCTGAGTACGGCGAACAGAAGGAGTTCCAAAGTCTCCAGAGTGGTGCGCCTATGGCTCGATCTGGTCGAGCGATGCCACAAATCACACCACTAGATGCACCGACTGAGCGACCCGACGAGCCCGTCACAGCAGGCGCACCCTCTGGACCAGGACCGGGACCGGAGGCCTTAGGCCTCTCGTCCAAGACCATTGCAGACGACTACAAGATGTTGCGCTCGTACCTTCCGTTGATGCAGATGTATGCAGACTCGGATGCCTCAACGGGAACGATGCGAGCCTTTGTTCGTTACCTGAAGGGCGTTTCTGCCGGATGATTGTCATGCGCAATTTCGAGGAAAACCTCGAAGCACTTGGCTTCGACTTGGCTCCTTTGGCGTGGGACTTGGCTCAGATCGCATACGCAAATGACGGCGAACGCCGTGCCGTGTTGAACGAGATCATTAGGAGGGGTGCAACCGATGCCGGTGACCCTGCCTGATGTACCGGAGCAGAATGCAAGGCCGAACAACCTTGCTGACAACTTCCTTCCACTCGTTCCGCAGGCCGCTCCCGTCGAGCGGACAGCCGTCGACACGGTAGAAGAGAACGTCGGTCGCGGTGTCCAGAAAGTGCTGGACAGCCCCTTGGGCACTTTTATCAACCCGGCGATGGCCGCGATCAACACCGTCTACGAGAACACCTTCGAGCCTTTCATAGAAACAGCAAGCGGGTACGCCCTGCGTCCAGTAGTTCAGGAGCAGTATTCCGACCTGACGGACGATCAAGTGGCGCGTGTTGCGCGCGACTACGCCAACGAAATCTCCCTGGGTCAGTCGCTATCGCGACTGCCGTTCCAATTCATGAAGTTGCAGGGTGATTCACTGCCCGAGTTCATGCAGGACACCTTCAACATCTTGGACGAGGAAGAGCGAGATCTGGCATACAAGAGCCAGTTTGCGGGTTGGGCAGCATCCAGCGCCATCGACCTCGGCACGATTATCGGAACTGAAAAGGGCTTCGGTCCCCTGTGGCGTTTTGGCAAAGGCGTAGCCCTAGGCCGCAACACCATCAACAGCCAGAGGGCTCTTGCTCGCTACGAGGCACGGCTTGACCGGGTTCGTGAGTGGGCAAACTCCGGTAGGCGGGGAGCCATGACGGGCGATGCCCGTCTGATCTCACAGATCGTTGACTCCAATGACCCGCTGGTGTTGTCACGCAATCCCCTGATCGCCAACGGCAGCGTGGCGAACCCCGATCGCGCCGTCACGATCCTGTCAAACCTGAATGACTTCGATTCGGTCATCAACTACCTGAAGGCAGAGCGCGGCAACCGCGCAGCATTGAAGGAACTGTGGAAAGCGCAGCCCATGGCCGCCGATTCGCTAGACAACTTCGGTGTTCGCTTCACGCCTGTTGACGATCTTTCACAGATTCACGCCCTGCCGAGCGTTCAGAAGTCAAAGAAGTTGCAGTCCATCTACCAAGACTGGACGGCTAAGAATCCGGCGTTTGCACGGGCGATTGACGACTTCATCTCCGAGGTCGAGTCCGGTGCTGGCATCTCGAACTACATGACCCGCGAGAACATTGTCAGCCGTCTGTCGGGTGGCCGCGTGGGTGGTCGCTTTGACTCGATAGCGGATCGGCTTACCGTCCCTCGCGGTATGCGCAAGGCAGCAAGCCAGTTTGGCTTCGTCGAGGAAGATGGCTGGTTCTCAAAGTTGTACGAGAACGGGCCATTCCAGCGAGCAGTGCGCGTTATCTACGCCCCCTCGCGAGCGCGTAGGCGCGCAGAGATCAACATTTCCAATCCGCGCCAAATGGAAACCGCGTGGCAGATCGCCAGTGAACTGAACCGAATCCGCGCACTCGGATCGCCGGAGAACACTCGCTGGAAGCAGAATGCGATTCGTCGCTACATGCGTGCTGCTACCGACACCGAGCGTGCTGCTGTATTCCGCAAGATCGAGCAGGGCGCAATGCTGCGCATTGCTCGGGCCTACGGTATTGAGGGAATCACGGGCGAGACTCGTAGCACCCGCCTCCTTGCGGAGATGGAGCGCATCTACAAGAACATCGACACCCGACGAAACAACATTGAAAAAACCTCCAAGGACACCGGGGTTTGGGAGGATGCGAACTCCGTCCTGAATGTCATGGTTGGTCCGAAGTTGCGCTCGACAGAGCCGAGCAGCGTCACCATGCTGGACCTGGCCGGACTAGAGCGTGCAACCATCGTTGCCGCTCGTAAGGCATACAAGTCCAAAGAGCCGGGAACGTGGAAGGGTAAGACCCAACCATCGTGGTACAAGAACATGCAGGCTCGTCGTGGAGACTTGGCCTTCGGTGCTGGTCAGTTCTTCGATATGGTCAACATCTTCTTCTCGAACAACGTGCTGTTGCGTGTTGCCTACATTCCGCCGAACGTAGTCATCGACCCAATCATGCGCGCAACGATGGATACCGAGTCCCTGTTCCTGACTCGCGAAGCATTCCCCGGCCTCGCCAACATGGTCTACAACAACACTCGCCGAATCCAGAATGGTGTGTACCGGGCTCGGACATACAAGAGCCGCAAGCAGGCGCAGCGGGACTTCAATGAGCGCGCACAGGACTCCAAGCGTCAGCGCGAAAAGATTGCCAAGGCGGAAAAGCGCCTGGAGGCGCGTCGCAAGAACGGCGATGATGTCACTAAGGCGGAGGCGCGTCTTATCAAGGAGCGCGAGAAACTCGTGCGCCTGGAGCGAGTAACGGACAAGTCTCGCAAGGAGTACCTGCGCTACACGCGCGAGCGTGGCGATCGTGCTGCTGACCGAACCGCCATCGGCTCAGGTCGTCAGGCAGTTATCCGTCGCCGCGATGGAAGCATCCTGCCTCGCCTTGTGGCCGAAGATCGGCGCTGGCAGTTCGAGGTCAACGGTGAGCGCTTTGACGTACTGGATGTAGAAGATCCTCGGGTCAAGGGCGTTCGCCCGTACCAGATGGAATACGACGCCTACAACAGTTTCCTGTCCGCGTCCCGTACATCCGAAGCCAGTGATCGGCTCCGCTTGCGCCAGGGTGAACTGGAGGCGATCAGCCCGACTGACGGCAATTGGGAGTCTTATGTCGATGGGGTTACACGCCTTGCGAACCGCAACTTCCGCAATGAGTTCGATGAAATAGGTGGACGCATCCTTCGGGGTGACTCAAAGGAAAGCATTCTGGACTATCTCGATTCCGTGGACGGAGCCGAGTACCGCACCAAGATCCTTGATCAACTTCCGAAAGATCAGAAAAACCGTGCTGGCCTAGAGCAGTGGGTGGATGACACCATTGGTCAGGCGGATCTGCTGTTCCCCACCCCTGAAATGCGCCGCACCATTCTCCAACGCGACATCACCGTGGACGAGGTGAGCAACTACCTCAGTGGCAGAACCGATCTGCCGAAGGTCATGGGTCGCAAGTTGGAGGATGCCGATAGTTCCTTCTGGCGCGATAAGACCTATCGAGCCGTTGGCGGACTGCAAAACTTGGCGTGGCGTGGTGTTGGTGCAATGGAAACCCGTCTTGCTCGCGCCCCGTTATTCCGCCGCTATGTGCGCGAAGAGATGAAAGTTCAGATTGCGGCAGCGCAACGCGCAGGAATCAAGGTAGATAACAGCGTTGTCCACGACCGCATTCGTCAGATAGCCAACCGTCGCGCACTAGCGCGAGTCGAGAACACCATGTACTCGGTACGCAACCTGACGAACGCTGGCTGGATGGCTCGCTACCTCATGGCTTTCCCGCAGGCATTCTTCAATAGCCAGATCGTCGCAGCACGGTTGCTGTGGAAGAACCCGGCAAACGCGCTGTACTACCAAGCACTCATGGACACATGGGATGGATTCAACCCAATCGTCGATGACGAGGGCAACGAGTACAAGAGCATCCGAGATGTGCCGAACGATGTTGCGGTGAAGATTGCCTTTCCGATGGAAGATGTCACCGGCCCCGTTGCTGTCATGGGTGGCGTGTTTGGCAAGTTGGTGGCAGAAGCCGAGGACAACTGGTACGACAAAGACGGCCTCGGTGGGACGTACATCAACCCCCGAATGATGGAGTTCATGGTCGGAGATCCGTCGATCTCCTGGTTCGCCAACATCAGCCTGTCGAGCATTGTTGCCTACATCAAGGAACTGCCGTTCCTAAAGACCAGCGGCGTAGAGATCGCCGCGTGGATGCGCGAGAACCTCGGCGATGATGTGTACGAACGCAGCATCTTCTACGGCGGTGAGCCGCTCGATGTCAGCAACTTCGGCGACACCCTGAAGTCAGCCCTAACCTCTGGCTATCAGATGTCGGCGGTCAACACCGCAAACATGGCTCTTGGTGTCACCGAGCAGGGCTTGTTCACGGGTCCGAACTACGCAGCCAGAGTGTCTGCGGCAATCAAGATGGACGCCGAGGATGCCATCAACCAGGGTAGGCAGCCAGCCAATCCCGAGCAGATTGTCAAGGGTCAGGCCTTCTCCGAGTTCATTCGGGCCTCCCTGCAATTCGGGTGGTATCCAAATATCGTTATTGATACCAGGACATCTGCCGCGATGCGGCTTATGGCAAACCTGACCAAGCAGTACAACAATGACTACGACGCTGCGGAGCGTGAGTTTGTCAGGCTGTTCGGATACCCGGCGTTAGCACAACTTGCTTCGCAGTACGAAAAGACCGCGAATACTCCGAGTTCCATGAAGAGCGTTCGGATCATCCAGCAGGAAGATGCCCTGCTTTCGCGGATCGAGGCGATTACCGGAAGCCCCGAGTACTCGGGCTGGATGTTCCAGAGTTACGGAGCAGAGGAAGATGAATACGTAGGCGAAGCCAGGGCTTTCCTACGATCCTCGGCATACCCAGGAACAAGCGAGCCGCTGAACAATCGACGAGACTCCAACCAGATGCAGGACGCTGCGATGTCTCGCGTCGGTTGGTACGAGTTCGATGCCTTGCAGAATTGGCGTGCCGGTCTAATGGCTCAAATGGGCATCACCTCCACGCAGAAAAAGTTGTACACAACTTCTGGTATTCGTGCGGAATACGAAAAAAGGCTCGCTGCGCTGCGGTCGAGAAATGTGGCGTGGAGCGCGCAATACAATCAGCGACAAGAGGACTTCTGGACTCAGTTGTTCCCCGCCATGCGCGAAGCAGTCAACGACACAGGATTTGTCTCACGGCAATCTGGCCGCATTCCGATCCTCCCCGAACTGCGGACCTGGGTGGACAACATGGGCGCGCTCAACGCGCTGTACGAACAAGCCAAATTCACAACTGGTTCCGAAAATGACAACGCCTTTGCCAAGGAAGCAATGCTCGAATGGCACTACCAGTTCGTTGACAACGCAAGTCCAGAGTTCCAGGAGTTTGCCTCTAGGTGGCTAACCATTCCCGAGGAACCGGATCGCGCTACCGAACTTGTGAGTGAATTGATGGGAGTCGGGTAATGGTTGCACCACGACCACCTCAGCCATCTCAACCAGTAATGGGCGATGGCAGAGTCCTGGAGGGCCAGTTCTATGTCTGGCGTGACGAAATGGGCAACGTCACCCAATGGCAGTCCATCAACGACGACAAGATGTACCTGCCGCTGGAGTGGGTTCAAGATGCTTCGGGCAATCTGGTGGGAACCGGACCAAGTGGACTGAGCACGCCAGACGAAGCCAAGAATCAGTTACAGGTCTGGTACGAAACCGACTCACCGCAATGGCAGGCGATCCGCAAGGACTACCTTGCGATGGGCGTGAAGGGCAAGGATGACGAGGAAATCGACGCCACCATCTACTCGCTGGTGTCACGCGGTATCGACTTCACTCAGGTTCCCGGCTCGGGCATAAGTGATCCTTATGAGTACACGAACACACGTAGCGGAGCCACGCTGCTCAGTGGTGACTCTGGGCGCGGAAGCGGTGCCGCATATGGTCCGTACCGCTACGAGTCGACAGACGTTTCTCTCTCCAGCGCCTCGCAGGCGCAGTCGATCCTGGATGCGGCATTCCAGCAGAACCTAGGTCGCGTTGCGACCGAGGAAGAGGCAAGCATCTTCCAGCAGGCGCTCAACATGATGGAGGAAATGAGCCCCTCCAAGAGCGTCATCGAGGGTGTGTCTGGTCAGCGCTCAGATAGCCGCACGCAGACGACGACCACGGGCTTTGACCCGCGCTCGTTCGCACGCGAGTACACAATGAGTATGCCGGAGTACGCGAACACGTTCGCCGCTACAACTTTCATGGATGCGCTCGACTCCTTCCTGAAGGAACCGAATGCTCTCGATGACAGGCGGGAGTCAATACAAGTATGAGCATGACAATGCCGAACCCGATTGACACCGACGGCGACAACCAGATCAGTCAGAAGGAACTGAAGGAGTGGCGCAGGAAGCCGCTTGCTGAGCGTATCGCTCAGCCCAACTTTCAGAGCATGGCTGAAACGTGGGGCTTTGCTGCTGGATACCTATTGGAGACAGAGGAACTCCAGAAGTTGCTGGACAGCATCTTGCAGCGCGGGATCACCGATGCCGCGATGGTCAAGAACATCATCAGCACTAGCCAGTTTGGCCTGAAGTACGCAGCGGATTACATCGAAGCAGACAAGATTCGCAAGGGTGCTCCTGAGGTGTGGGCCGCTCAGGTGCAAAGCACTGCTAACACTATCAAGGAAAAGGCGCAGGCGATGGGGTCAACCATCACCGATGCTCAGGCGATGGAGTGGGCCGAATCTTTCTTGCTCACTACGAGCGGTGATCGGACTGCCGCCAACTACCAGGAGTTTGACGAAGAATGGCTGGATCGGGTTCTCTCGTCCGCCATCGACTTCACCAAGCGTAAGACGATCAACGGCATCGAGATCTACGATCTCAGCGGCACTGCCGAGACTCAGGCTGAAACGCTGTACAACCTGGCATACGAGTACGGCATGGATACCTCGATGTCGAACCCCGCCTTTACGGGCTGGTTCGAGAACGCCGTCAAGCGGCTTGCGGGCAAGGAACTCACCACTGAGGATCTCGACGACGAGATCATCAACTACGCAATTTCCAGATTCCCTGGCATGGCGCAGCAGTTGCAGCGTGGATTGACGCTACGCCAAGCGGCCGATCCGTACCTGAAAGCCATTGCAGATGTCCTGGAACTGGATGCCGGATCAATCAACTTGGACGACAACCTTGTGCAGCAAGTGCTGAACAGCGTCGACGAGGGCGGAAACTTCCGACCCATGAGCATCTACGAAGCCAAGTTGGCTGCTCGTCGCGATCCGCGCTGGCAGTACACCGAAACAGCGAATACGGAGTACACGGACTTGGCAGGCAGGATTCTCAAAGACTTCGGGTTCTTGGGGTAACGCATGGCCTACTTCAATGTTGACTTAAGCAAGATAGATGTAGACGCTATCCAGCGCATGATGGATGGACTGGAAAGGCAGACGAGCACTCGCGAGGGACGTAACGAACTTGATGCGGCCTTGGCTGCAACTATGCCTTTCTATCAGAGCATTCAAGAGCCCGCCCCTCCCGCGCCTCCACAGCCCCCACCCCCCACCCTGCAATCGACACAAACTAAGCGCACCTACGGTGGCAAGGTCCAGATCATTGCCTACTACTCCGATGGCTCGCAGGAAGTTATTGACGAATGGACGGACAAGTCTGCTGGCGAGGCAGCCGCAGATATGTTCCGCACCGCAGGCTTGGACAGTGCGTTTGTGGATCGCCTGATGGCGACCATTGACAACGTGTACAACACGAGCATCAACCCGTCCGAGAGCCAGATCCTCAACGCGATCTACAACTCCGATGCCTACAAGCAGCGGTTCAAGGCTAACGAAGTAATTCGGCAGCGCTTGGCTGACGGCCAGGGTAGACCCGGTGATCGGCTTCTGTCGCCCAAGGAATACATCGACCTGGAGAACACCTACCGGAACATCTTGCAGGAACGCTCGATGCCGGAGGGTTTCTACGATTCACCTGATGATTTCACCAACCTGATCTCGAATAGCATCAGCGCATCGGAGTTTACGAGCCGTGTTGACACGGCTGCATCGGCCTTGAATCAAGCCGATCCCGCAATCGTCAACTCTCTCCAGCGGTTCTACAACCTGACAAAGAGTGACCTCGTTGCCTACCTGCTCGACCCAACTCGGGCAATGCCGGTCCTCAACGCTCGCTCAATGCAGGGAGCATTCGGGCTCAATAGCGCAGATGAACTACGCCGGATCTACGAATCGTCCGAGGTTGGTGGCATGGCCGAGCGTCAGAATCTCGGCATTGAGCGCACGATGGCGGAAGAGATCGTGGACCTGGGCAAGAAGTCGCAGGCAGACGAGGCGTTCCAGATGGCGGGTGCGGCAGATGCTGACCTGCAACGCCTTGGCTCTCTGTATGGCGGAGCCCTGGACTTCAAAGATCTCGTCAAGGAAACACTCAATCTTTCCGGTGGAGTGGAGTCAGGACGCAGGCGCAGAAAATTCGCTTCCAAGGAGCGCGCTGCATTTAGTGCGGAATCAGCAATTGACAACCGCTCACTGCGGCGCATGCAAGATCTTTAGTCTTGCGGGGCGTGAAAGGTCAGAGGACAAATCTGAAGTTCAACTTTAGATTTTCCTAACTCCCGTTCAATTCGGGACACGTCCACACCCTAGCCAGATCGACCGGCCCTGGCAGGCGTAGTAGTCCGGTAGCCATTCGCAGCCACAAGCGGTATCCCCTTGCCGTAAGTGAGGGCGAGTGCAACCCGAGATGGGCCATAACCAGAAAGGGAGTTGTCATGGCCGAGTACGACGAGTTCGATTTCGAGGACGACGATCAGGGAACTGATCTCGTCAAGCAACTGCGTAAGCAGGTGAAAGAACTGTCCTCCGCTCTGAAGGAGCGGGACGAGTACCTCCAAGAATTCTTGATGGTCACTCGCGAACAGGAACTATCCGAAGCGCTGAAGGAAATGGGTGTGAACCCAAAGGTTGCGGCGTTTGTCCCCGACGAAGTTGAGGACATGGATGACCTGGAGGCGTGGCTGGGCGAATACGGAGAGGTGTTCGGTATCGAGGCCGTGGATGACGAGGGTGGTGCACCCGAGTCGGTTCAAGCCGCCGAACTGATGTCAGCCGTAGAGGAAGGCGGCATTGACCCAACCGTGGGTCAAAGCCTGGAAGCAAAGATCCAGGCTGCCTCAACTCCAGAGGAGTTGGCGGCAATCCTGAAGGGCTGACAAGTCCAATAACAACTCAGAGAAAGCAGTCATAACTCATGGCTACTACGTCGACGAGTACGCTGACCAATCTAATTCAGACAGCGTACGACAAGTATGTGGAGTTCAACCTCCGCAGCGAGCCGATGTTCCGCAAGTTTGCGGACAAGCGGCCTGTTGACGTGACCAACCCTGGTGCGACTGTTGTGTTCCAACTGCACAACGACCTGTCTCGCGTGACCTCTGCGCTTACCGAGACTGTGGACGTTGACGCTGTTGCACTCAACAACACCAACAAGGTTCAGGTCACCGTCAACGAGTACGGCAATGCCGTCACCACCACGGAGCGCCTCGCTCTCGAATCCCTGTCCGCAATCGACCCCGCCGTGGCGGATATGCTGTCGTACAACCTGCGCGATTCGCTCGACGCACTGGTGTACGGCGTGCTTGTCAACCCGGCGACTGGTCGTTACGCGGGTACGAGTGCCGATGACGAGACAACCGTGAACGGTGTCGACAAGACCACCGCCGCTACCACCACCTTGCAGGCAGCCGACGTTCGTCGCGCTGTTGCCAAGTTGCGTGGTGCGAACGTGCAGCCCCGTGAGGGTGCGTTCTATGTCGGAATGCTGCACCCGGACGTTTCCTACGACCTCCGCACGGAGGCCGCTGCGTCTGGTGCAAACGTCTGGCGCGAGCCGCACACCTACACCGAGGCTGGCGTTGGCAACATCTGGTCAGGCGAGGTCGG